TTATTTGTCAATACTGAAAATATATAATTCTTTAATTTTAGAATTTACTTTATTTAATTGTTCTGGGGATAATCTTATCCCATCTAATACATCTGAACTGTATTTAGGATCAAATATTCTCATTTTGCTAATTGTTGTAATCTGACCAACAAGAGCCTTTGTCCCTAAGTTCATTCTTTCAAATTCTTTTAATATTTTTTCTGCATACTTTATTTTCATTTTATTTTTATTTATCTCAATCGTCGACAGCTCAAGCTCAAGTTTTTCATTTAAACTATTCAGGTTCTTTTGTATCGCAAGTATAGCGTCCTCATCAACAACTTCCCCAGCACTTTTCTTATTCTTTATTATTTCTAATTGTACTGCTTGCTTGTCTATTTCTTGTTCTACTTCTGTAAGCATGTTTTGTAATTTTTCATTTTCCTCTTTAATTGTTTCTATTGCTAAATTAAGTTTATTTTCTACCAAAATATTTAATTCATTCCCTAAAGACACATCATATTTAGATAAATTATCTTCTGCTTTTTCAGTGCTAAGTGGTACTACAGTCACTACTCCAGAAGCTTGTGAATTATCATTATCTATAACTAGTGCATAGTGTAATCCTCCCTCCTCATTACCTATATTAAATCCAAAATTTACTTTTATTACATCTCCTCTAGCATACTCCTTTAATTTCTTAGGTGAAAATTTCTCTTCGAAATTTAGATATTTTATATAGTCTCTTATCCAATAAGTTACCAATTCTGCTTTCTTACGAGCTCTATCATCTTTGTTACATATATTTTTTAAGTTATTCTTAAATTTTTCTATTTCCTGTTCTACAAAATCTAGCGTTTGCTTTTTATCCATTTTTTCCCCCTTTTTTGATACTATTCTATCATATATTTCACTTTCAAACAAACTCACCAAAACAGCATGTTTTCAGGGAGTAAATCTAAATTACCCGTAAATAATTACCTAAAAATACCTCCTTATGAATTTGAAGTCTTGTCCAAAAAAATATATTGAGTCATTTTTCTTAATTGTAAGTTTGTTATGAATATATTTGAATATGAGTTAAAAAGCATCGATAAAATGAATATTAAAATTTGCATATTTATTATCATGTTATAATTCAGGAATCTCTTATCTTACTCTCTACTAAATAAATAAAAGCAAGGGTCAACTAATTATTTCCCTTACTCTTAATATTAATAAATAGTATTTTATTTAAACGATCTAAATATCCCCACTAACTTACCAATTATTTTGCAATCATATACTAATATAGGTTCCATTGTATCATTTTCAGGTTGAAGTCGTATGCAATCTTTTTCTTTGAAGAATCTTTTTATAGTAGCAGAATCCTCTATTAAAGCAGCTACTATATCTCCATTTCTAGCATTATCAGCTTTTTCTATTATAGCTAAGTCATTGTCTCTAATACCTGCATTAACCATACTCTCTCCATATACTCTAAGCATAAATAGTTCTCTATCATGCTTTATATAGTCTAATGGTAGCTGAAAAGTATCTTCAATGTTTTCTTCAGCCAGTATTGGAGTGCCAGCTGTAATAGTTCCTATAATCGGAATTGATATTATTTCTTTTTTATGTATTGATAATGCTGATATTTCTAGGGCTCTTGGTTTTGATGGATCTCTTTTAACCATACCCTTTCTCTCCAGTCTCTTTAAATGACTATAAACTGTCGAAGTTGAGCGCAATGAAACAGCTTCGCATATTTCTCTTATTGATGGTGGATAACCTTTATTTTCTGTATATGTCTTAAGATATTCATATATTTCTGATTGTTTAGTCATTATTTCTCTCATAACACTCATCCCCTTTTGTTATTTTATTTCTAAGTGTGCCATGTTCCACACGTCTTACATCCACTACCTAATCCATGTATGCTACCACCATATGAATATCTATTAGCTACAGCTTCGTTATTACATATTGGACATATATAGGTAACTGTGCCTTCTGAAATTCCTGCTTCTTCAAAAGCTTTTTGTTCTGCCCAAAAACACTTCATCATTTCATCTATAATCTTATTGGTAGGATGTTGAGGGTTTGTACATGTAATATGTTCCCCTAACTTACATTCAATACAACTAGACTGATACTTTATTGTATTATCATAATCCTTTTGATATAAACAATAAATTCCATCGCACTTATTATCATAAAAATCAAACAAATTTTTATAGGATTCCTTACATAAATAGTATTGATATGATTCCTCTTTATACTCATCATATAATCTATATTTAGGTAAGCAAATATCACTCAAATCTTCATCTACAATCACATCCTCTAAAATTATGTCTTCTTTTAATCCCTCTTCAATAAGTGCATCATCATAAAACTTTTTAACTTTGTGATGTCCACAAGTTTCACTTTTATCGCAATTAGTTGCGACACATCTAGAGTTCTCCATAAAATCCTCTCCCCTTACAAAACATTAATTAGTAAATAAGTTATATACAAAATCAAATCTTCCAAAGTATCCATCGACAATTCTCTATGTCATATTTGATTTCAAACAATTTCTCTACACTATCTACCACAGCAGTACATTTATAAACCCATATTCTGTTACCACAGAGTTTTTCAATATCTGTGCTTATAATTTTAGCTATTTTAATAACTTTTAATTTTTTATTTTCTTCAATTCTGAATCTTATAGGATTTATATTTCCATCATCTTTAAAATGAGCAATCATTTCAATTTCTTTAGCGACAACTTTCATAATATACCCCCTCATACACGAACATATATTCTATTTTTATATCATAACAAACATATGTTCCCTTGTAAAGATTTCAAAAGAATATTTGGAATATAATAAAAGCTAGAATATTTAATCCTAGCTTTAACCCTATTAATATTTTTGCTTTTTTTAAACTTGGCAATATCCAAACATCATCAGCCATACTTGCTATTTGTTGCTCAAATACTTGCTTATTTCTAATTTTCTAAATTGTTTATAGCGTATTGTGCTTCTTCTTCAGTAAATTTTTCACCTGCATCAGACACTAATTGGTCATGTATAGCGCTTCTGGACATATTCATTGTACTTTGATATGTCTTGGCTTTAGCTAACGCATTCTTTTTCCAATCTGCTTTTACATTATCTACAGCATACTGTGCAGCTTCTTTAGGAAATTTTTCTCCAGCTTCTGATGTTAATTGCGCATATAAGCTTTTTTTAGATAAATTCATTTTGTTAGCATAAACATCAGCTTTTTTTAATGCTGATTGATATTCCTTAGGTACATTATCTTTTGTATCCTTTGCAGTATCCTTTGTTGTATCTTTTGCTTTATCTTGGCTGTCATTTGACTTAGATGTATCTTTAGAAGTGTCTGTAGTTGTTGCAGTTGAACTTGATGCAGTATCCTTTAAATTATCGTTTTTCTTACTTCCACTAGATGCTGCTATTATAATTACTATTAAGGCTATAAGTATAAACCACCATCTTAAATAAAATGGTTTTTTATTCTTTGCCCCACAGCTTGGACACGTTTTGGCGCTTTTAGCAATTTCTTTCCCACAAGCTTTGCAATTTGTCATTTTTGACATTAATATTCCCCCTTAATTGTTATGTATATATTAAATTGTATACATTTTGGAAAACTTGTCAAATATAATTATTATATGAAATTTGTGAGGTATATAACTATGCGATTCATTAGAATAGGTTTAATTGTTTTTCTGTCACTTTTACTTGCTGGGCAATTAATTATAATATTCTTTTAATATTTGAATAATTCTACAGATAATGCCTATAATAAAAATATAGACATGATTCCCAAATAGAAATAGTATTTTATTGATCATCCAAATACTATTTCTATTTTTATGCAAAAAAATAAAGGCCACAGGATTATTCCCATTCCCTTTGATACTCTTGTTATTAAATTATTTATTACTTTTCTATTGAATAGAACCAACTACCTAAAATATTTTTCAATTTATTACACTTCTCTATAGGTAAAGTTTGAGTTTCAATCCAAACACCTTTTTCATTCCCTCTGAAGTAACATTTTACATCATTAAAGTATCCTAAAACATAGTCAGCATCTACTCCATTAAATGAGTTATTGCCATGATACCCATTAGGTAAGTATTGAGTTACTACGTAACCATATTCTTGTATAGTTTCTAAACTAGATATTGTTTCTCCTGTAATTGCTTCAACTATTGCATTTGATATTTTTTCAGCGTTGAATTTATCACAGTCACCCTGATTAGTTACAAATCCCATCTCTAGTAATAAAGCAGGAGCATTAGTAGATCTTAATACATAAAAACTAGCTTCTTTCCATCCACGATTGTAATAATTACAACTATCAGCAACTTTATTAACTATATTGCTTGCAATTGCTTTAGCACTAGAATTAGCAGTTGTATAAACTGTAACACCATTTGCTCCTGGATTTGTAAAACTATCCATATGCAAAGATATAAATAAATCTAAAGTTTGTGCATTTGCTAACGCTACTCTATTTGATAATTCATTTACATTTGTATCATAAGTACAATTTACAACTGTATGCCCTAATGTTTTCAATTTCTCTATTAATAATTTCCCAACTGCTCTATTACCATCTGTTTCTGACATAATTCCAAAAGCACCACAATTAAATGGATGCCCCATATCTATTCCTATAACCATTTTTATCACTTCTTTCTTTATATAATAAAATAAAGAGTAACCATAAAGGCCACTCAAAAATTAAGATTGTACTAAATTTCCATTCGCTACTGCTTGAATTGTTTGTATCTGTACTTTTAATGCATCTCTTTCAACTTGTAGTGCTGCTACTTCTACAGTTTGATTAAGAGTTGCATCTGTTGAACTAACTTGCACATTAGTTAAAATTTGGTCACTTTCATTAGTTTCGCTTTCTTTATCACTTGAAGTTGCTTCGCTAACTGCTAAACTATCTTGACTATTTTCTGAAATAATTGAATTAACAGCTGTTGTTGAACCTTCTACTTTTACTTCTTCTGCTGAATTTATTGCTTGTACTGTTGTATCCGCAACAACTTGGTCTGAAACTCCTTTTGTACTAGTATCAACTGTAATTCCTAACATTGTTAATATCGCAAACACTTGCAAAATTATATCTCCATAATTGGTTGGTATAAAATTAGCTAATACATCTAATTTGCAAAGTTTTAAAAATACTATTACTGCACTAATCATTGCAATCCACCAATATTGATTTTTAATTCTAGATCTTAAATTCATAATAAACATTTTTACATTCCACCTTTTCTATTTTTTAATTAAATAAGTTACTGCTGCAGTAGCTACTACAACAATAATTGTTTTTATTAATTCATTCCAATTTTGACCTGGTTTACTTTCTAATGCTTCTAATTTGTTAGCTATTATTTTTATACTATCTTTTATTTCATTAAGCATTTTAAATAGAGATTTAGTTCTATCTTCATTAACTGCTGAATTCCTTTCTGTTTCTGCCACTTTATCCTGTAATATCTCACATTTTTCTTCAAGCTTTGAAACTCTTTCATCTACTTTTTCAAGCATTTTTGCTTGTACACAATTACTGCAATTCTCACTCATGATCCACCACCTATTTCAAATTCAAAAAAACAAGCAATAAAAAAACACCCTAATTGGTGCTAATTAATTTCCTATTTTACTTCTAATATATAATTGTTTACTTAGTAGTAGTTTTAGATTGAATTAATTCATTAAGTTCACTTGATTGCTCTAATGTTATTTTATTTCCTGCAACAAAAGCATCTATTGTTTCTATTACATTTTCCTTATCTGCTTCTAGAGTTCCTTCTGCTGCCTCTGCATTGATTCTATTTGTTAATATTTTTGCTAATCTTAATTGAGTTGCTGTTGCTATCATATTACATACTCCCTTTCATTAATTTAATAATTTATCTAATTCTGATTGTATAATTAAATCTTCTATTTTAGATATCAATTCAGTATTGTCGTTTGATAAATAATCTGATATATCTGAAACTCTAGTATTTAAATCTTTAATATTTTGAGTTTGTTGCTCAATAGACTTCAACTCTTCTTCAGTATAATATACTGGAACGAATACTTTATTATCTACATCTACAGAATATGATTTTATATTCTTAAATGTATTTACTAATGTACCATATTCTAATTCTACGAAATCTATTTCATCTATATCATGAGTTTTTAATTTATCATGAGTTTGCATGTCTTGTTCCTTAGTTGTAGATTCTACACAACCTTGCATTTCTGAAGTGATAGCTAATACCTCTCCAGTTTTTATTAAATAATAAATTTTTGCTGCTATTTGATTCATAATTTATTTTCTCCTTTATATCTTTATCGCAACCCAGCTATAGGTTGCACCAAATTGGCTTGTATCTAATTTTAACGACACAACATTTGAATTAACTGTAAGAGTTGCTCTAGATGTACCAGGAGTGCTAGTATCGCGTAAAGAAGAAGTAGTGCCCCCAAATGTAGATGCCCATATAGTTTTAGCTCCAGACCAACTTGATTGATAGTACACTATAACTACCGTAGGAACAAATGATAATGTTACACTTTGAACCGTATAGTCCCCTGTCGTTAATACAAATGTTCCAGAGGCTGACGAATGACCCCCTAATGTTTCAATAGTTGCTGACCCTGTTAATCCTGCTATAGTAACGCCATTCAATATATTACCTGCATTGAAATTAGCATCATCATAAAATACTCCTTGCAGACCATTGTTTCCAGCACCATTATAGTAACCGTCTGGAATAGCTAAATGAATTCTCCCATCAACTGAAGCAATACCTAATGAAGCTCTTCTCCATCCAGCAAATTCTTCATCTCCCATTAGTGGGATAGTTCCATCAATCTTAATTCCATTTACATAAGCACTAGCACCACTTAGTATTTGTGCTGCTGTTGCTAGTGCATCCGATGTATCTACTACACTTGCTTTACCACTAACACCATTTATTTTTACTCCGCTTTTAATATTTCCTGTGACTAAATTAGTTAAATCTAATGTACCAGTAACCTGTCCACTATCTACTGTTGCCTTTTTGCCAAGCAATATTTGAGCTGCTGTTGCATCTCCACCACCCCCTTTACCCAACACAATAAAATTTGTTCCATTGTAACATAAATGATAAGGCAATCCAGCTTTTAATCCTCCACTAACTATAGGATTTCCTAATGTATCTAAAATTGTTTTAGCACCCAGCCCATTAATATTTAAAGTACTTGCACCTGTACTTGAATTACCTATTTTAACACGAACTGTTAATCCATCTGCGTATGCTGTTATGTCACTATTAGTAATTGTGTAAGCATTGGTTCCACTTGTACTTCCGCAATTATATATTCTGTCATTATTCAATTCTGACAAGGATGAAGCTATTTTTTCTCCACCAAATTGAGATACTAGGCCTGCAATAGCTCTTACATCTGTTATATTAGCTGATGTTATTGAAGTTGCGTTAGCATTTACTCTTACTTGAGCTAAAGCTATACCGACAAATCCTGTTGGAAGTGCAGGTACTGAAGGTGATGCAGCTGCAGTACCTTTTATTACTTTAAGCTGTGGTACATATGGATTAACTGTTGTATCAATTACTATTACAACCAGGTCTATTCTTGGATTTGTTGTATCTGCTGCAGATATGCCTAGTGTTGCTAACGAATCGTTAAATACTCTATAACCATTTGGTAGCCATGCATTTCCTCCAGTTTGTCCTTGCGCTGCTCCAGATACAGTTATATTCATGGATGCAGTAGCTGTTTGAGCAACAACTAAATCACCGGAAGATAATACTCCTGGTGATATCCAATCTGCATCTCTTTGCATCATGTCTGCTGGAGTATACCCAGTACCCCCAGCGTAATAGGTTGCATTTACTGTCATTTATATTCCCCCTTTGTATGATTAGTTAATAGTAATAGTTAAACTACCTGCAGCAAATGATAATGTAGCACCACTACTTGCAACAACTTGAGGATTATTAAGTGCTGCAAACCCTAAAATATTTCCTCCTGTTGCTGTATCGCTAAAAAATAGATATCCTAATTGAGCTGCTGCTAACCACGATCCAGTTGAAGTAGGGAAATTAATTGCTACACCATTACTTTTATTATTACTTGATGTTGTTGGAAAATTTGTCGTGTTGTTTGCAACTGATGCTCTTGCATATCCATTTGTTCCTATAGCTGGTTCTGTAATATTACCACCTGCAACTGTAGGGAGTGTTGAAGATAATCCAATATAAATTGTAGTTGGCGGTGTAAAATTAACTGCTCCAAATATTTCATTAACCAACGCATCTGCTAAATATGTTGTAAATGCCATTATAGTACCTCCTAGAATTTTATTATTTTTATTTCATTTGTGAATTTTGAAATTTCTTTATTAATCACTAATTGTTTTAAACTTGTTATATTCTTAGTAAAAGTAACTTTTTCATATATATTTTGGATTGTTACATCCTTATAATAAGAAAAAGATTTTATACTTAATTTTTCATTTGTATTTAACAATTCAGATTCCCTTATATCACTTATAAGTGTTTTTTCAGTTATATTATTCAAAAATACATTTTCTTTATGATCAATGAACTTATAACTAAACGTATTTGATTTTTTAAATTCGGATATATCTTTAAGGTTTATTATGAATTTGACTTCAAATGCAATAAAATACAAATAGGAAACTACTGCATTAAAATTAGAATTAGACACAATGTTTCCCTTTAATAATAGATTGCTTTTTATAGCTCCACTGATACTTGAGTTTTCAAAAACTGTTCCGACTAATTTATTGTTTATTGATATATTTCCATTTATTGAAGCTGCACTTATAATACTTCCAGATAGTTGTGTAGTATCAGTTATTACATCGTTAATTCCAAAACTTACATTCATCGAACTAACTATAGATATTACACTTGATATTTGTCCATGTATGATTGTCAATGCTTCAACTTCAGATTCAATTAAAGATCTAATATTCCCATGAACTATTGAGTTAATCAAATCGCTACTACTAATGCTAGCAATATTCTTTATTCCTTTTTCAAAATTAAATGGAAATTCTAATGGAAATTCTAATAATTCATTAAAATTAATAAAAGTTTCTGATTCAACTATACTTTCAATAACATTCCAAGTATCACCTTGAATAGTTACTAATGAATTGAAATCAGCGTTTTCTACTAGCGAATTTCTTATTGAACCATTTATATTACTATTTACAGCAACTCTTCCTAATAGCTCAAGTTTTTCAATAATCTCAGAATCTTCAATATTAAAATCAGAACTAATTGCATAACTTTTTAGTATTGCTGATTGAATTAAATTTGCTGAAACATTCGAAACACTTCTTAAGCTATTTGATATAGCATAGTTGCAGGTAATTTCACCACTAATTACTGAATTACCTTTCAAGTTAGCAATAATTAGATTAGTAATTCTATTATTAATTATTGATGAATTAGATGATATGTCATCGCTACTTAAATTTATATCATTATGCAATCCATTAAGAAAATTAAACGGAAAAGTTAATGGAAATTCTAGTTCCTTAAGTATCTCAATTTCAGAAACTTGAAGTAAATCGCAATCTATTAAATTAATTAAATTTCCATTTATACTCGTATTACTATTAACTGTACTCTCAAGCTCAATATAATTTGAGCTTAAAATTGCTATAGATGTATTTGCAATTATATTAGTTATAAGTTTAAACATTGAAGTTGGAATTCCAGTTATATTTGAAGTAGGACTAATAACTGCAGGTGATATCAATTGTCGTTCAGATACCGAAACACTAATCAATGAATCACCTTCAATATTAGAATTAATTGCAACAGTATTTATTAAGTTTGAATCAATATCTACTGAATCAATTAATCCATTTGAAGCTAAATTTGAATTATTCTTTATAGATCCACTAATATTTGAATTTGATATAAATGTACTTTTGATAGGAGTAATTAATAATAAAGATCCACTAACTGTTGTATTACTTATAATATTTGATGTTTCATTATAACTAATATTTGAACTTTCAATAGTGAATTTAAGTGGAAAATTAACTGGAAAATTGAATTTGGCAGATTTTTGAGTTATTGAAGAATAACTTGTTAACGAACTTGAAATATTAGTTGCCATTCACATTCCCTCCAGTTAATATTTATATCAATGATTTCATAATGTTTATTGAACCTGTCAAAACAATAGATGATTCTCCAGATGATGTTGTAACTCTTGCCATATGTTTATAATTACCCTCAAGATTTTTTGTGTCTTGAGCTAACACTGATATCGTAAATTGACCACTTGTAGGATTTGTAATTTTAATTCCATTTCCTACTTCTTTTGATAATATAGCCGAATCCTTATTATCTATTAATACCCATTTAATAGTTGCTGAATTTAAATTAATTGCATTATTATTTTCATCTGTCACACTAATAACTAAATTTCTACTATCACCCGAATAAAATGAAATATCCATATATTACACCCCCATTATCAATGCTGATACATACACTTGATTAGCTAAATTAGCAGTTATATTTACATCAATTGGAGTATTTTTCAAAGCATTTACACATAATTGCCTTAAAAAATGATTTCCTATTGTATATGATTGAACCCCTGAGCTATTAGGGAAATATAATCCATTTCTTTCAGGTATCATCATTTTAGTTTGAACTCCTGCTGTATCGGTATAAGTTATACTGACAGTTATATTAGATGCTGCAAGTACTCTTAAGTAAACGTCTATTTTAAAATTTCCTTGTTGAGCAGGTGTAAATAAAAGTATTTTTGTAGCTGATGTAGTTGTTAATTTGACCTCACTAATAGAGCTTGAATTAATTTTGGCATCAGCATATTGCTTAGCCTGAGTTAGAGCATTGTTAACATCTATTGGGGTTGCATAAACAAGTGATTGGTCTATAGTTGCTGAAACATTCGCAGCGTTTCCAACTAATAGATTTATATCTATACTTTTTTCTATAACATCAGTGCTCCCATTAGCTGGAATAAATTCAGCATTAGTACCTGCATTTCCATAACAGTATAATATTTCTCCTAAATCTGGATCAGTAGCAAATATTCCAATCTCCCTAAAATAAAATCCTGTAGTTATATTTTGATTTGATATTGTGAAACCAATCACTGCTTTACCTGTTGGCAATACCTTAAGTTTTGTTATAGAAATATCTTTAATCTTATTTTTCAAAGCAGTTAAACTTGATATAGAACTACTCCCCAATGCTCCATCCCCGATAGATACTTTTGTATAATTCAATTGCTTGCCTGCTTGCGCCTTTGTTAAAAGGTTTTTCCCTAAATCGGTTAAAACTAACCCTCCAAAGTAACTCATTTTATGTCACCTCCGAAATTGTTATAAAATCACCAGTATGAACTATTGCTGCTAGATATAAATTCATTTCATCACCAATCTCAATAACTACTTTATCAAGCCATGAACGCTCATTTTTTACCGAATTCAAAGCTCTTATAAACTGTTCAGCTCTATCTATTGTTACTGATTCATTAGTCGTTATAACTTGAAAAGTATAAGGTTCTCCACCATAATTAAACCATTCATTTACCTGTCCAGAATCAAAAACAGTAGAAATTAATTCTTCTACTGCTTGTGGAGTACCTTTTTGTTTATGCCATTTATTTGAATTTCTTACTAATTGCCTTTTAACATCTAAATCAAGAGTATTATCATAAAAATCTACATGCATTTGCCATGCTAAAAGATCTACAACATCGCTTGGAAGTAAATCTAAATTAGGTAGCAATATACAATTCCTTACTTCATTAACTATAAGTAAAAATTCATTATCAACTGCTTTTGATGCAGCAATCATATCTGGATCACTTTGTAAATTTGGTGGCAGTAGGTTTAATACTGATGCTTCATATATATTAATCATCCTCAAGTCCTCCATACGTTACTATTACATTCCTTGAAAACGCTACTTGTGTATCTGTTAGCTTTGTATACATAGGACTTGTTATAACTGTTCTCTTAGCTCCAGCGCTCTTTATTCTTGACTGTAATTCATCAACATTTATATCTCTCCCTATTTTGCTTCTTTGCCATAAGTTGTAATCTTGTACTGCCTGACTCACATTTTTTTGTATTGTTGATGCTGCAGCTGCATTATAAGATAAAATATAATAAGTAAGATTAATATCATAATTTATTACCTCAGGTAAGTTGACAGAAACATTATCTGTTAATGGCCTTCTACTTTTATCACTTAAATAAGCTTGCGCTCCTTTTAAAAATGTTGATGTAGGAAGTTCTCCATCCTTTAACAGCAATCGTATATCAACAGTACCTGGACTTGGAGAATATACCTTTACGTCACCAATTGATTGACTATATTGCTTAGCTAAATATTCATATGCTCCACTTGGTCCTGCAACACTAAATCCTTCAGGTGATTCCCTTATTCGCTCTCTATAACTTTCATCATCCTCTTTATCAGTTCCACCTTGACTTACATCAGTATTAACTACACTTTCAATCCAAGGTAAAGGATCAGATAATACATTTAGTTGGCCTGCTATAAAATCATTCCCAATAGTTCCACCTATTGTACACTGGAGTATTGCTTCTACACTTGTATCTCCAATATCAATATTTATATCTTCGATTGTTTGAAAATAAATTTCGCTTGAACCATTGGAAGTAACTCTAGTTCCCTTTGGTATAGTTTTTATAGTAGCTTGTGGAGCACTCAAGTTAAACTTTACTGGTACTGTTGCATAACTTATACCTGTTCTTTCAGTATCCGAAAATGCTCCTACATTATCCAAGTAGTCACCCGAAGAATATTTAAGTAAATTCTGTTTTGCAGAAAAATCAATTAATTGTCTTAATTGAAATTCTCTTAGTGCCTGACTATATAAAAATATTCTTATCTTATCTCCTGGATAAAGGGTAATCTTTTCTCCAGTTTGCTCAAAGTAAGCATTTTCGTAACCTGTTATCATTTCATTAAGTATAGCGGTTATATCTTTTTGAGCAAAATTAACATCTGGTAAACTTGCTAAATTCATTATTCTACCCTCACTTTCGGGATTAAATTATTATCATCATCTGTAATAAAAGTTACTTCCTTAACTTTTACTCTTGGTTCATACTGTTGAACTTTTCTTGCAAATTCAACTGTGAGTTTTCCTTGAGCTAAGTTTATTGATTCATCTAAAATACCGATATCAATACCAAAATTTCTATCAAATGGTACTGTTCCTTGAGGTGTAGAAAATATATTTTTTAGCGTTTCTGCTATTTCTGCTGTAGTTCCTATGATTGATACATTATTAATATTAATCATGTGCTCACCTCTGTTATATATTCTTCTAAAGTAACATCTATTTTTCCACTGTATAACTCACCACGATTGAAAAAAGTATCCCATGCTTCACTAACTTGGGATACTTTCCATTTATCTTGACCTAATACTTTATTGCCTAGAACTAATACATCAACAACTCCATTGTTTACTTTACTTATCCACTTTTCCATTTCTTCTCTTGGCTTAATACCAAAACTACCATTTAACGTTATTGAAAAAGTTACAGAATCTAAATCAGGCCCTATAAATTCACTTTTAGGCTTTTTCCCTATAACATTATGCTTTTCCCACCTACCAGCTGATTGATATTTAAAATCTGTAAAAGTTAGAATTCTTTTGTCTGAAGTTTCAAAAACTACGTCTCCAAAGTATCCTATCATTTTCTATCACCTCAATTTCCATTAATAGCTCCGGTAACATGCAAATTACCTTGTACATTAACATCACCGATAATATTAATAGCTCCTGCAGAGCCTATATTTAATTCTTTAGTTGTTTTGTTATATTGAATCCAGGTACCATCATCAAATTTTTTATAGAATAAATCTTTATTTTTTACTGGTGGTGGATTTACTAGTGAATAAAAACTTCCTAAACAAAAACCTGCTTCAACTCCATTCGGAAGAAACAGGCATAATACTTGATCTTTTATTTTAGGTAAGTTATATTCTGAACTAAGTAACGGTAGTTCGTCGCTAACCATATTGTCTTTGTCTTCAAATATAACTCTTACTGTTCCGTTTATCTCATTTACAGAACTAACAGTACCAATTCTAATTAAATTTCTTAAAATTCCATCATTCATTAATACCCCTCCAATACACGATGCATTTCTAAATCAATATTATAATTAGGGATATTATGCAATGCTTTATCCACAAAATACTTTCCGGTAAATTTTCCAAAACCATTTAATTGGATGCATACTGCTCCAAGATATCTTAAATCACCAAATACATTTAATGAAGCTGTACATTCTTTTTTATTTAATCCTCTAAGAGTTTTTTGAGCTAATCTTTTTGCTTCATCCAAAGATCCAACAACTTTATTAACCTCATATACTTTATCATTATCTTCTAAATCCTTAATTGTATATAGATATTCAATTGTTGTACCTTTTTTAGAATTCTTATATTTAACTTTACAGCCTGAATAACTACTATTAGTCAAAGTTGTTTTAAATTTATAAGTATTAATCAATCCACTATTTGCATCTAACGTTATTATTGCATCCTGATTTTCATACTTTGATTCATCAAATATTACTATCTTGCTATCTGTAACTTTGAAACCAAAACCTTCTTTCTTACATAAATCAGATAGAAAATTCATATCAGCTGTTTCAGATTGATCCTTTCTTTCATAATAAGGATTTGAAGGAGCATCAAAAAATATCTCAAGCCCTGAGTCATCAGCAATATTTTGTGCAATTGATTTTAAATTAATCTTTTCCCATGCCTTGCTTTTTTTAGTTGACGTAAAATTTGTATTACTTGGAATAGAAATAGCCTTTATTGTCATTCTTCTTGGTGGTCCTGAATACTCAGGTTCATCTACAACAAAAGAACCACAATAAAGACTTCCTATATCACCATCTTTATTCCAATTGGTAGTATTAATTGTTGCCTTAATTGTATCTCCCTTTTCAGGAAACCAATCATTTAACCATTTTGAACTTTCATCTTTTAATTCAATTTCAATGTCATCTGCATTTTCTGATGCATTATCAGTATACTTAAAGCTCAACAAATCAGATTCAATATACTTAGTTATATCTACTCCTGCATATTCAACCGATACTGATACTCTTCTTCCATCCATTTAGTTATCACCTCTTCCAAGGTGGCATCGATGAAGTATCTACTGTTTCAGTTATTTCAGGAATATTTATTACTGTACCTGCTGAAAATATTACAGTTTCAACATAATTTATATTAGATTCAACAAGCTCTTTTGCATACTTTTCTTTACCATATATTTTAAATGCTATCATATCCCAAGTATCACCTAATACAGTTGTATAAGTCTTCATAGCTCCACCTCCTCCTAACTATTAAATGATAATCTTTGTCTTTTCCTATTATAGTTATCCATCATTCTATCAAAATCAGCTTGACTCATAGATATTGCCTTGTAAACATCATCTTGTGATGCATTCCCATTAATAATAACTTGTGGAGCATAACTTAAGCTTACTGTTTGTTGTGGTTGAGAATTACTAATTATACTCTTAAGTTTGCTCACCGGTGATACAATTTCATCCTCATTACCTTCACCTATATTAGCTAAAATCCCTCCAGGTCTATGTTTTATATATCCACCATTAGCTAATTGAGGTATGGTTCCGACTGTTTCTATGCTTACACCTGGTACCTTATTAGCCATACCTATTACAGTATTAACTCCACCAATAAACCCATTGATCATTCCGATTCCAGTATTAATTATTGATTTAATTACATTCCAAATATCCATAAAGATACTTGAAATAGTACCTTTTATACTTGTAAATATCGAAACTATACCGTTATAAGCACTTTGAAAACCACTAACAATTGTATTCCATATGGATATTACAATACTTGAAACACTGTTATATGCGCTGTTCCAAATGCTTACTATTGTATTCCATATAGATTTTAAAACTGCAGAAACTGAATTATAAATTGTAGTCCAAATACTTACTATTGCATTCCAGACTGAATTTAAAATAATAGAAACTGCTGCAGAAATTGAATTCCATGTTGTGACTATAACTTTCCATACTCTCGAAACTACACTTGATATTGTAGAATAAATTTTATTCCATACTACCGATAAATAATTTCCAATACTATTTGATGTGCTTTTTACACTTGATGAAATACTATTCCAGATACTTGAAAAAGCTTTGTATATGGTGTATCCAGTTACTATTATTATTGCTAATACTCCTTTAAAAATAGCAGATACTATTTTAAATAAAGGATTATTAACTATAGCATTTACTATGCTATTCCATGCGTTTAAAACTGCGTTTTTTATTGATTGCCATGCATTTGAAACTGATTTCTTAATAGAATCCCATATAGGACTTAAAAAACCTTTAATTTGCTCCCAATGTTGGCCAATTAATAATGGTAATCCTAACATTGGAGCTACTGCTGTAAGTATTAACGGCCCCCATTCAGCTAAGAATCCTTTAAGCCATTCCCAAAAGCTAACAAATGTAGATTTAATTTTAACCCAAACAGTACTAAAGAAATTACTTATTGTATCCCAATTCTGGTATAAGGCTATTCCAGCCACTATTAATGCAGCAATAGCAATTGTTATAACTCCAATTGGATTAGCTGCCATTGCAGCGTTTAATTCAAGTTGTGCTATAGATGCTAATGTCATACCTTCTCGCATTGCTCCCATTACTCCAGTTGTAACCCACCAAGCTTTATTTAAAACTTCAATTATAAGCGCTCCCTTTTGCTGAATAGTTACTGCTGCTAATGCTAATCCATATGATGTAATACCTATTGCCACACCTTCAAGAACAAGCTTAACATTACTAAAGTTATTAATTACAAAGCTAACCACTTCATTAAATCCATTTAATGCGTTGCTTAATCCAGATTGTATTACATCAAATATTGAACCAGGATTAAAAGAACTCCAAATCTTATCTAATCCACTAATTTGAGTAAATCTCATTATGCTGCTCAATAAATTATCTACATTAGGCTTTAGGGAGCTTATTATACTTATTCCTTTATCAAAAGCTCCACCTAATGCAGTACCAATTTTATCAATTGATCCTCCATTAAACATTAGTAGTAAATTATTTAAATAAGGTAGTACTTTACCAGCAACTGTAGCAGCCATTTGAGATAAATTGGTTTGTGCTATTCTTACCTGGTTGGCAAAAGATTCACTTGTTTTATTAAAATCTCCCTGCACATCTTTAGTTGTACTCATTAAGTAATTGTATCTCAATTGTACTTGCTCCGCTTGGCTCATACTTTGAAATGATTTTGTAATACCCTGACTTAAAGCAAATGCTTGTAAATTTGCAACACTCATATTTATACCAAGACTTTTTAATGGTTCAGTTTCACCACTAATTCCTGATTTAATCTTTTCAAAAGATTCTTCTATAGGTAAATTAAAAAACGATGCAAAATCTCCAGATAGCCCACTTAAATTCTCTGACATGTTAACAAGACTATCCCCTGTTATTCCACTACTTTTCATAAGTGCTCCAATTGTTCCATTGAACTGTTTTGCCTGTAGTTCAGAAAGTCCAAATGAATTAAGTGCTGTTTTACTCCATGCATCAATTTGAGTTGAACTATCTCTAAATGTTGTATCCACTACATTTTGAACTTCATTAAGCGAACTTGCTAATTCAACAGATTTTTTAGCTACTTCAGCTATTCCTATAGCAGCTGTAGCTCCTGCAACCACTTTAAATATTTTGCTTGCTCCCTCACTCAATCCTAAAAAGCTTTTACTTGCGGAAACTCCTTGATTTTCCAATCTCTTAATATCATTTGCTGCAGCATTAAAAGTAGCTCCAAAAGTTGAAGCCATTTTTGCACCAAGTAAAAAGGCTATTTCATATGTTTTACTTGCCATTTTTATTCGCCTCCTGAACTTCTTGTGCAATTTCACATAATTCAGTTATGCTTAATTTCAAGAAAAATTCTATTGATGAAAATGTATTTAAACCAAGACGGACAGCTGCTTTTCTTAGCATCTGCCCGTCTCCTGGTTTAATTCCTAATTGTACAAAAAATTTACTACTGCAGTTTTAACCTTTACCCCTTCTCTTCCTGGTAAGTTAGTAAAAAATTCTAAAGGTTTTTTAGCTGCTTTGCTAGCTACTATTAAAGCATATGCCATAGACATTTCAGTTGAAGGAGCAATATTACCAGTAGCATAAAATAACTTATCCGTTTCAACAAGATCCTTGGTTGATATATTCTCAATGTCTGAAAGATCTATCCCCTCATATGTCTGCCCTTCGAATGTATAAGGCTTTTTAAACTTTATCTTATAAACTGAATCAACATCAATTGAAGCAATATTTGTATTTTCCTTGCCTTCTTCTAAATTTGTATTTTGATTTTCTTGATCTAACATTCAAATTCCCTCCATTATTCTTATATTTGATTTCTAATAGCTGCTAAAACATCAACTCCATTAACTTTGAATACGAAGTTAAGTTTATCAAGCTCTATAAGTTCTTTTCCATTCTCTTCTACCTTTAAATAGATTACTTCAAATGTATTTTTAGTTCCTGTTTGTTTTCCTACTGTTAATTTTCCTAAATCTACACCTTTACTTAATATTTTTGTTGTAACTTTTAATGGTCTGAATTTACTTGCACCACTTGCTACATCATAACTTTGTTGTGATGCTCTAAAAACTAGCGTTTTAGCTCCAGGTATTAATAGTTCTGCTGATTGTTCAGTTACAGTATTGAAAGTTACATCAATTTCTATTTTCCCGAAATGGCCTGGTACTGTTGATTCATATTCGCCGGCGATTCCAGCGCCTGAAACTGTTGAAGTCATTTGCTCTAATTTAGGTAATGTTACATCAGTATTTAACCCAATTAACTTATCATTATCTAAATAAGCATTATAGTTTACTATTTTTTCTGGTATTGCATTAATACTCATTAATTATCACCTCCGAATAATGAAGTACTCACAAGACTAGGATCAAATTCAAGCACATTTATAATATTTTCTGCTGGTGTAAAAGCTCCAATCGACTGTTTGAATATAATCTTTCCATTTAAGATATTTTCAGTTGGATTATCAGCTTGGTTAAAGCTTATTTTTGCTCCTGCAATTTGACCAACAGCTTGAAAACCATTAGCTTTTAAATTTTCATCATCAACTATTGATTCTATAAGCCTGTAATTTGTAGGATCATCGACTTTATCAAAGAATTCAACAATAAAGTTGTTTCCCCACCAATCAAAAACTCTTCTAACTGCAATCCATCTGTCTTTTGGATCTGTACTATCTGGATAAATACTTGTGTTATTCCCCCAAGTTCTCCATCCTGACATATTTAAAGCAGTTATAATTCCTGCACCATTAAGCGCATTTGCTTGAGTTATATCTAAAAATACCTCTGAATCATCATCAAGAACTGTTGCACTAATAGGAATTTTCTTATTTGATGGTGATTTATATGGAACATCTTTATTTTGGGTATCTAAATAAACAATTGATGCTGCGAAAATAGCACTATACCAATAAATTTTTTCGCCAATTTTAACTTTAGGCCAAAGAGCTAATTCTCTTTTATTTTTATAGTTATTTGTAGATTTCCAAGTAATTGCCTTAGAATAAGTATTAACAGCTGAACTTGAACAATCAATATCAGATATAACCTGGCTGTTAAATGATCCATTAATAAGTGTATTTTTGTTTACTAATGCGGCCTCGACATCCTTTTTATGGCTCCATCCTGGTGCTATAAGCAATCCTGGCACTAAATTATACATAGGAAAGACTCTAGTAATACACTCTATTCCCTTATAAATATTGGTTGTATCATCATATTTACCAATAATATCACTTGTAACTACTTTTGAAGGATCTATTTTATTATAAGATACCTTTAATTGAGTCGCTGTTCCTGGTATTGCTCCCCCATCTAATATTGTAATTAATGGATATCCATCACTTCCAAATGCAACAGTGTAATCAGTATTTTTTGCATATGTTACTGCTCCTGCACTATCTTTCACAATAAAGTTAGTATCTAACAAAACTCCTGATGATGTAATTTGTGCAGTTTTATTTTTTATTGTTACTGTATCTGTCGATGAACCTTTATGAGTGTTTGGATCAAGTACATTTATAAGTACTAGTGGTCCAACTTCAAATACTTTAAAAAATGCATCAACGGCTTGACATAAAGTGTAGTTATCCCAATCATCACAATATCCAATTGCTGCAACAGCTTCTGAATAACTTTTAACTACAATAGGCTTGTTTACAGCAGCGTTAGGATTACTAATTAAATTTATTGGAGCAGTACCTATTGCAACCGTTATAGTTGATATAGATTGTGTTGGAATTGCTACTGAAGTAGCCTGTTCCTGAATCGAAATTCCATGTTGATATGTCATTTAATTTACCTCCTAATTTAAATCAATGAATCATCAAATTGAATATTAGGTATATTCCAGTTTGTTTCTATACCACCAAAATAATGTGGGAATGTATCCTCTTCATGGATAGCCCATTTTAATGGTAATTCTAATTCAAATTGATTATTATTAAAGTATTTTTTTGTTTTTAACCTATATTTTATTTTTTCAATTATATTCATTAGGTCCTTATACCCTTGATTATCATCAGAATCGTCATATATACCAATGATAAAATATAATTTGCATGAGTCTTTTTCTTCACCTTCATCATTTTTGTTTTCACCATCCATTACTCTAATAACTAAGTATGGAAAATATTCTGAATCCTTTTGACCTTGTATTGAAGGCAAATTTTGAGAGTACATATTTAATTTACCGCTTTCATTTTTAGAGTTTTTAAGTCTAAATTCTTTTAATTGCTCTTTAAGATCTGCAACTAATGCATCTTGTAGGATACTAGGAGTCATTAGCTATTACCTCCCATTATTCTTTTAATCTCATGGTCAAGTCTCTGATCAAATACCTTTGAAGCTTCATTTTCGATAAACTCTTTTATTGAACTGGTACCTAACATTTGAGGTACCGCAGGACCAAATAACTGTTGTATTGGCAATCTTGCTTTCGAAGTTCTCTTAAACACCTTATTTCCATTTATATCAGCAACAAACCCTCCTATAAGCTCCTTTAATCCACCTCTTTTTACTTCAACTCTTAAAACCTTGGGTGGCTTTTTAGGTCTCGGATTACTTGGATTAACTTTGAACTTTATAAGTGGTATTCTTTCTCCAGTTGACCTTAAAACTGCTCTTAAGCTTGACTTATTTGCCTTAGTTATATTAATAGTTGAGTTTATATCCTTGGCTTTTATGTTGTATTGTTCTCTTGCTTTCCTTGAAGCATTTGTTTTTGCTTTTGCTGCTGCTCTGTTTAATGCTCTTGATAATGCAATGGGAGCTTTGGCTTTATATTCACCAAGCTCCCTTTCAACTTCCTCAAATTTAATTGAATCAATGGTTATCATGCTTTATTCTCACTCAATACAATGGTGTAAACTCCCATATCCTCTTGAAAATCAGTGACAAACTTAGGTTCTTTATCAAATCTCATTCTTTGATTAATAACAGGTTCATAACCTAGAACATCTTTTTGAATATAAAAAAGGAGTTCACCTAAATAAGTGCCCTCTGCATACTTTTCTTTTCTTTCTTTTAACTTGTCACTATCAATAGTTATGGTTAAGTCTTTACCATCTATATCATGTTTAGATGAATATTCATCTTCATTAAAAATTGCTGCATTATCACGTTCCAATATCTCCTTGAAGCTAGACATTATTGCTTTGTATCCTTACTTAATAGTTTCTATTTTTTCAGCTGCAGCATCTATAAATTCAGCAAAACCAAGTCCAACTAATCTTTTTTCTTCATCTTCATTCATCTTAAGTTTTGCACCAACACTTTTTATATCACCATCAACATTAACCATTCCTTCTATTACTTTAATTGCCATAATGATACCTCCTATAAAACAGTTGCAACATACCAAGAATCAACTTCTTGTGGTGCTGGTAATGGTCTACTATGCATTGCAAGATATCTTGCTGCTGGATCTTTCTTAATCCATGTATCTGCGGCTCTTTCACCTAAGATAGATCTAAATCCACCTGTATTTTCGTCTGTAAGCGTAATTTCACCATAATATATTGCTGACTTTGCATTACTAGAACCAAGTAGGCATATACCATTTGGGACTATTGGAAGTTCAGTAGGTGAATCTGGATTAGTCCAATCATCAATATACCATTCATTATAAATATAAATTGGCATATTATATTTTAAAATCATTCCACCATAAATAACATTTTCACTCAATTGTTGTGGTTTAATTACTGCTAAATCAACATTTCCAGAAAACTGATTCATATAATTAAGCGCTATAAGTCTTTGCATAAATGCATTATGAGTATCTGATGACATTAAGCATACGTTTGGCGTATGATACCCATTTTTTTGACAAGTTAAAACCCATCTATCAATATCTTTAAGTGGATCTGATGTTGGAGAACTCCATAATGTAGCACCAGTAAGAGCTTCTTTATTTGAGAATCCAAAATCTATTGTATAATTCACACCCTCACCTATAACTGGAATTTTACCAGTAAGCATTGATTGAGCTGCCATCCATTCCTCTCTTCTTATAATGCTATCATTAAATTCAGCTAATTTATCTGTTAATAATGCAATTGCTCTTTCTTCTCTGGTTATTCCACCATATATATTCTCTCCAGGTGCTCTTACTGAAAGATCTTCAATTGTTGTAACATCTTTCGGCTTTAAAAGTGGTGTTTCAAATGTATTTGTTTTATATCCTATTTTTTCAACTGTTTTAGCAGCAGATTTTGGATTCACAAAAGGAGCTACTCTTCTTTTTCCTTTGTAGAAATCTATATCAATTTTTGTTCCTGGTACTGGAGTATGTTTTCTAAAAAATGTATCTCTAAAAAATCCTCCTGTTGCAGGTAATAATTTTATAACTCCATCCAATACTCTTGGATCATATATGTTTATTGGCATTTTCCATTCCCCCTATTATTAATTTCTTTGAGACTTTATTAAATATATTGATTTTTCTGCTAAAACATCAAGGTTATCATCTGATGTTGAGCTTCCACCAAAACGCATTGCATTTGAATCAAATTGACCTGTTTTATATCCAATGCTTGAAACTGTATTATTTTCATCTGTAGTTATATCTTCTGATGCAACAACTACAACATCAGCACTTGTAATAACTGCTGATGGTCTTTGAAATTTACCTGAAACCTTTTTAAGGATATCTCCTCTTTGAATTGTTTGTGATACATCTATAGTTATTTGTTGAGTAACTATATCAACATCACCAGCTAATAAATTGTCATACTTTAAAACTTCTGCCATAATTATTTACCTCCTTATTTCCCTAATGTCTTTTTAGCTATATTTTGAACAAAATTTAAAGTACCAGTTACTTCATCTGTTCCATCATTATCAGATGAAGTTCCTGCTACTTCATTTGCATTTTGAGCATCTGCTTCAATTTGATTCATAAAGCCTGAATTAATCATTTTACCTTCCTGCATAGCTCTAAAAAGAACATCTTGAGCTGTAGCTCCATCCTTATACTTTTCTTCGTTTAAGAAAGCAGGATCAACTTTACCATTAAGCATATCAAATGCTTTTAATCTTTCTCTTTCAGCTTTAATTCCTTCAATATTACCTTCGTTATATATTTGATTGTGTATTTCAGGTAATTGATTCTTTAATTCAGATTCGTTTTTAATAGACATATCTTTTCCCTCCTTATTATTTAAAATCATTTTACTGTAATTACGCATTGTAGTTTGGTCACATTTCCCATCATTACAATTACCACATTCTGAACACTTACAATCATCAGATTCCTGTGAGCATCCATCACATTGGCATGTGTTTTCATTTTTTATTATGCTATTTACATTAAATGCAAGAAAATGCTTTAAAGATTCATTTACACTATTTTTTATAGCATTTCTATTGAATGTAAAGTTCATTATAGGTTCACTATCTTCTTTATTGCTAGATTGGTATAATACACCATCTGCAAACTTTGCCTTTACTGCTTGATTTGCACTCATCCAGGTCTCATCATCCATCATAGATGATATTTCTGATTCATTTAGACCAGTTTTAGCTACATAGGCATTAATAATGGTATTTTTTACAGTATCAAGAACATCTGCTGTTTTTCTCATTACCCTCATATCACCTTGAGCACTTGTTAATGGATTATGTATCATCATAATACCTACTGGTGACATTAATATTTCATCTGCAGCCATAGCAATAACTGATGCAGCTGACATCGCTATAGTTATTTTAGCAGTTACCTTTCCATCATGCTCTTTTAAAGCATTATATATTCCAGCTCCTGCAAAAACATCTCCCCCAAAAGAATCAATCCAAACTGTTATATCTTTGCCTTTGTATTGAGATAGTGCATTTCTAAAACTATTAGGTGATGCTACTGGTATTCCAAACCATTCATATATCCAGCTATCATCATCACTCATGATTTCGCCACAAATTCTTAATTCAACGCTTTCAGGTTGAGTTTCTGTAGCTTCATTCTGTATAAAATTCCAAAACTTATTCAATATTCTCACCTCCTTTCGGTGTATTTTGATTTAATGAACTAGAACTATCTTCTAAAAGTCCAGATTCCCTCATAAGTCTCTGTTCTCTTTTAGCTTGTTGAATATTTTTATCAAAATTTCCTCCATTAATCTCCATTGTTTCTTGCTCTCTAGTAGAAACTCCATTTTGAATTCTTTTTTCAGCTGCACTTATTTCTTTAAGCGGATCTAATTGGCCTGGCGCTGGTCCATTCCATTCCGCTCCACACCATGCCTTTTTAACTATAGGATCATCAAAAAATCCTGGTGCCCTAATTCTTCCCATTGCTACAGCTTGAGTCAACCATTCTTCATAAACTGGCTGGCAGAAACTATTTGACATCCACTCTCTACGCATTCTAAACATCTTCCATGCTTCAAGTAAAGCAGCTCTAGCTGCTGAATAACTAGATTGAAATGATTTTTGAAGTAGTTCTTGAGGTATTTCAAGTGCTGCTCCAACATATCTGCACAAAGCATTAACAAATCCATCAAAAGCTGTGTTTGGTCTACCTGGATTGGCAATTTCAACATCTTCATCAGGTTGCAGTACATTTATGGCTCCTGGTGCAAGTTCATAATTAACTTCTCTATCATTTCCTGGTACTTGTTGATCTTCAGGTATCATTGATCCAAAAGGAATTTCTGAACTTGGGCCTTTGCTCTTAATGAACACAGTAAACATTCCAGTTACTACCGCGGCCATTAATTCAGCTTCAGTATATCTAGTTAATTGTTTTAATGGTTCAATTACTGGAGCTAAAAATGGAACTCCTCTTCTTTGTTCTGGTCTTTCAGATTCCATTAAGTGAAGTATATTCCTTCTCCCAGTTAGCTTTCCAAATGCTTCTACTCTAGTCCACGCTAACGGTACTGTATTATTCATAATATAAAAGCTCTGTGGGTATCTATTGCAAATATAATAAGCTACAACTGCACCATTAGAATCAATTTCAACTCCTGAAACAATTCTATTTCCATTATCAGCTGTAGCTTCTATTGCAAATATTCCATTACTAAATATATTATTTAATGTATTGGGTGTACTAACCCTATCAGCTTCAATTAAAGCTATTCTGAGTCCATAAGGCATATATGGCAGCGGCTTGTCTTGTTTCAATACTGCAAATGTATCTCCACTTTGTAGCCATGTTAATTGAGCTAATTGCTGAATTTCATAAAAATTATTTAACTTACATGAATCACAATGAACTGATTCTGCCCAAAGTGCAAATTCTCTTTCAACATTTTGCTCCCATTCATCTGCTTCATCCTCACTTATTCCCAAAAAATTAAAATCTATTCTTGATTTTAATTTCAATCCACTACCTACAACATTTGTTCTAGTCGTTTGAATAGCGGACCTACCTAATGGAGAATTATATAAATCTCTACATCTATTTCTAAGTACCCAAAGATTTAAATCAATATCTTCTTCTGGACTACTACTTAAAGCATTCCATCCTTTAAGAGCTTTCTTTTGTGTACTGGCCCCACTTTCTGAGTATCCCGTATTCATGAACCGTTCAACTACTTTAGAATGTGCTCTAGCTAATTCTCGTTTAAGTCCAGCTTGAGGATTAACAAAATTTATAACTTTGTCTAATGCATTCAAATTACATCATCCTTTCTACAAATCTCTTGGAATCACTCCAATAACTCTATTTCTTCCTTTTCCTTGGCTTTTACTTTCTTCTGTAGCAATTTCTCTCTCTAAATACTGAATCATTTGAGAAATTTCATTTAAATCAGCACGTTTAAAATCTCTTGATCCAATTTTATATTCTTGAGCACCATTTAATATTGAATCCTCAGCTTTTAAATAGTTTTCAAGTCTAGTTTTCAATGTTTCTAATCTGTTTGCCATATAATCACCTTTCTATTAGTAGTCTATACCTTTTTTAATCACTCCATAACGTTTTTGAACTGGTTTTTGATTATATATATTACTGTTTTGCTTTGAATTTTGAAGCGATTCAAATAAAGGATTTAATATTTCTAGTGCTGCAGTAGCATAATTTCGAATATCTAAAGGCTCATTTCTAGTTCCTGATTTCTTTAACCATTCAACTTTTGGCTTTCCTTTATAGTATTTTATAGTTCTTTTTTCACTTGTTAAGCCTTTGAAATAAGCTTCATCATATCCTCTATCACCTTCCATAGGAAAATGACAATATCCTTCACCTTCAAATTCTAATTTTAACCTTGATAATAATGTTTCTTTTCCCTGGTCAACTCCAAGATTAAATAAAGCAGCCTTTTCTCTATTAGTCCTCGATGCTCTACCTACAAACGGTATACCATCACCACCTTGTCCTTTAACTGCAAATATTCTTCTATGCTCTCTTGCTTTGCAAAATTTATAAACTTCACTAGTATAGTGACCACCACTATCTACGCAAGTACAAGAAACAACTATTCCCTGACCATTTCCATGTATCCAAGTTCTGCTTAAATAACTATCAAGCTGATTCCATATTGCTGATTGTGACGGATCTCCATAGAAAGCTTTATACTCTATTCCCCAGCTCTCTTTTCCGAATCCCCAACCAACAATTTCTACTTCAAGTCTATCATCTTGAGTATCAACACCTGCAGTTAAGACAAGAACTTTATCAGGTACTTGGCAATTATATCTTTCTCTTCTCTTCATTAATGTTTCTTCATCAGCTTTTTCGCCTTGCTCTTCCCAACTCTCACCAAGTGATGTATTTATCCAAACTTTTAATGTTTCAGTATTTTTCTTTGCTTCTCTAAAGTCTTCAATAACATCTGTCCATCTTTTCCAAGGTGATGCTAATTCATTTAAATGGAACCCTCTTTTGTTTCTATGTTTTCTCCTCGCTCTCCATTCACCTTTACCTGATTTCCATTCTGCTTCTGTACCTCTTTCCCTGCAGAATAAACACTCCATGGTTGCATCTTCAAATCTTATCTGGCCCCAAGTTAATGGTTGATGCCTGCCACAATAAGGACATGGTAAACACCATTGTTCCATGGTGCTATCTTCATATTCTGTTTCAATTCTCGATGCTCCTTTGATAGTTGGAGTTGAAACATATACCTTTTTTCTATTCCAAAAAGTTGTAGTTCTTTTAGCTGCTAGATTAACTGGATCCCCTTCTGTACCTGCAGATAATGGATATCTATCAACTTCATCTGCAAGAACTACTCTTATTGGTCTACTTGCAAGGGATGATGGAGAATTTGCTCCTGCCATCGTTATGTGACCACCAGGGAATGTTTTATGAAGTAGTGTATTCCCACTATTTCTTGCTTTAGCATCACCAATTTTATCTTTTAAAACTGGTGTATCTCTGAGCATTGGAGCTAACCTATCTTTTGAGAATGCTTCGGCCATTTCTAAAGTAGGCTGTAATAATAATATTGGCGATGGATCATAATCCATAAAGTACCCTATTATATTTAAAATCAATTCTGTCTTTCCAACTTGAGCTGAAGACATAACAACAACTGTTTCAACTTCTGGATCATTTGTTGCATCCATTATTTCTCTTTGGTATGGTGCTCTATCAGTTCTCCATTGACCTGGCTCTGCCGATGCTTCTTTTGATAATTTTCTATAACTATCGGCCCATTGACTTGCTGTAAGTTTAGGTGGTGGAGCTAGAACTTTTGCAATATTTTTAAATAAATTAAGTGTTCTGCTCTGTATCTTTCTTCTCACCTACCTCACCGCCTTCTAATTCATCTTCTTCTAACTCGATATATTTTTCGTTATAGAATAAAGCAGGATCATAACATGACAATTCAGTTACTACCTCAAAGAATTCCCTTTGAAGTAACTCTTGAATTTCTGAAATATCATTTCTAGCAATAAGAATTGGTGAGACTTTAGTTGGTAATGCAATAATCTTAGCTCTAAAATTAGCAAGCATATCATTCATTACACGCTCAACATCATTTGAAAAATGCATTTGACCTTTCATTGCTGCAAGTTCAAGTTCTAATTTCTCTCTTTGCCTTCTAGTAAGCAGCGCTCTTTCTTCATCTGGATCTAATCTATCATCATCAACTATTTTTTCTTTTAAATCTTGGTTAGCTTTCAAATAAACTATATAGCTTTTTATATTTTCTTGAAGGTTGTATCTACCTCTGCTTGTTTTATGAATTATGCCTTCATCAGCTAACATTCTAATTCTTCTTGTTGTTAATCCAAACATATCTGCTAAAACTGTACTTGAAACAACAACACTATTTACATCTTCAATTTTTTTATTTTTATCATCCAATTCATATTCACCCCCTTTTAGGAAACGGAAACTCTATTTCAAAAAAATTTATATCTAAAAAAACCTCGGGCATCGCAAGACCCGCATATCATTAAGGTTTCTGGAAGAACCTATGTGCATAATAAAAGACACCTACTATTATTTAATAAATAGTAAGTGTCTTCTTTAATCTATTTAATTAAAAACATTGTAAAACTATGAATTAATCTCCTTTCACTCGTTGACTTACACGTTATAACGTGGTATAATATATATATAGTAAAGGAAAGGAGATGATAGCAATTGATATAATAATAAAGGTACTTACAATCATCTGGTTGATATTACAAATAGCCTGCAAGCTTGTAGATATTATCGAAGATGATGATAAGCACCAATAGAACTTGGGGAACTCAGTTCCCCTTGCAAAATAATTATATCATATTGCAAATGCCTATGAAACATTTAAATAATAATCTAATTACCATTATCCTTGTGTTGGTTGTTTTAAAACTTATTGATTTTAACCATGTTTCTGTACTTGATATTATTATACTTACATTGCTAATTATTAACACTATCTTATCTTTTATATCAAGAAAGGAGTAAGCTAATGAAGCTAAAAGTAATTAGAAATTCTAAATCTTTAACTTTAAAAGCGTTATCTGAACTTAGCGGTGTTCCTCAACGTACTATCGAAGATATTGAACGTAAAGATGAATGTAAAGTATCTACTGCAATTAAATTAGCTGATGCTCTCAATGTAACCCTTGATGAATTGTGTAGATAACAATTACTAATTAACTTAAAGTATATTAAGATGTTATTTCTTAATATACTTTATTAATCTTTTAATAGGCTTTTAACGTTCATTTTAACCAACATTCTATCAATGCTTTTCATTTCTTTAATAGCACTTACCAATTCATGCTCTACATGGTATTGTTGCTTATCAAGTATATCTGAAATATCATTTGTTATGAATTTTCTTTCTCCTTTGTATGAACTTGTCCTTATCCTATATCCTCTATCATTTATATAAGCTGTAACCTTAACCAAATCACCAAGCTCTAGATACTTTTTAAATACAACAGTTTCTAATGAATCATTAGGTGCTATTGTACATTTATCAAGTACATTGACAAACCTGTCTATCTTTTGGCTAAATCTTGAAGCAATGTTTCTATACCTTGCCTTCTTCTTTAATAACTCTCTGCTCATCAAATCGCGCTCCATTCTATTAAAGCATAAAGCTCTTACAGCTTTAAGAAAACTAAACCACCCAAAATTAATATTATTAATAATGCTATAATGCCTATGTAATATTTAGTATTAAATCTATGTATATAAAGCTTTCTATTTTTTTATTGATTGCAAGCAATCAATAAGTTTTTCAAAAATAGCATTCTCACTATTTGTAAGTTTTAAGGTTTCTAATATTTCAGTTGTTTCTTCTTTTGATAATCTATTATTGATTTTTTCAAAAGAACTTTTTTCAAGTAAAATATTAAGTAATCTTTCGTTATCCTTTTCTTTATATTTTTCAACTAGCCTAAATATTATATTATTATCTTCTCTTATCCTTTTAATTCTCTCATAATAACGAAATTCTTCCATCATTACTCTATGTTGTCTAAAAAAATAAAATGCAATAAATTCTAGAAAAAAAAGTGTGCCGAATCTAGGAAGTAAATTGATTAATGTTATGGTTATATTAAACTTTTCTTCATTCACTAAAATCGCTTGTCCATAAAATGATTGATAAAAAATCACTAACCCAGTAAATGCAACAAAAAAACCAACAATTAGATATACACCCGAACTCCTACGAATTTGTTTAGAAACATTTCTAGTATCCTCCATAATATCACTTAAAAAATATTGAGTCTCTCTTTCGTATTGCATATCATATAAATCTCTTAGTGCTTCTGGATCTAGTTTGGATTCTGTATCTGTTTTATTATCAGCTTTAACTTCTGTTTTTCCCTTAGCCTCTGTATCTGACTCATTATCATCCTTAACTTCTATTTCTCCCTTAGTCTCTGTACCTGCTTCACTATCAGCTTTAGCTTCTATTTCTTCCGTAGCTTCTGTATCTGTTTTATTATCAGCTTTAACTTCTATTTCTCCATTAGCTTCTGTATCTGTTTTATTATCTACTTTAACTTCTATTTCTCCATTAGCTTCTGTATCTGTTTTATTATCTGCTTTAACTTCTATTTCTCCATTAACTTCTGTGTCTGTTTTATTATCTGCTTTAACTTCTCTATCTGCCTTTTCTTCAGACTCAGAATCTTTTTTTGTAGAATGAGAACTATATTTTTTAAACGAACTTCGCACTAACTCAAGTGGCATACTTTCAAAGATAAGACTAAATACATAAGGAAATAAACCTATAGAAATCGTTATTAGAAATTTATCGTATCTATCAAAAAATAATGATACATAATCCCGTGTCTCTAAGATATAGATTAATTGCGGTAAAAATGAAACAAATGTAATAACGGCCCAGCAAAATATTTCTATACCGTATAAGTTAGTTTGTTTTGTTTTCTTAAGAATTATATTGGTCATTCGTGTGGTTCCTCCTCGATATTTAATTGTTTATTATTACTAAATACACGTAATTATACCATAAAAAATAATTTCTTTCTTTAAAAACCCCTTATTCACTAATCATCCTATTTCTATCTATATGTTACCTTTTATATATTTTGTAACATCATTCTTAAAATTTCTCTTCTTATATATGCATTAAAAATTTCATCATCAGTGTTACATTCGCTTTTTTATGTTACATCCATGTTCAAATAAAAAAACGCTTCCGTTTTTAGCGCTTTCTAACAAAGTTTAATTTCTCTATCATTAAATCCTTTTTGTCTTGATCCATACCAATGTATCCAAGTGTTATTACTGGACTTGAGTGATTATATAATTTCATTAATCCAGCTATATCATTTGTTTTTTTATAATAATGATATCCAAGTGTTTTTCTTAAAGTATGACACCCCATATCATCTACCCCAAATAATTCCCCAACTTCACTTAATATTCTATAAGCTTGTTGCCTACTTAATGGATTATTTGTACCTTTAGGACTTTTAATTATATATTCATATTCCTTTTTATTTTTAAGGTAATCCTTTAATATCGGTTTTATATCACTATTAATTTTAAGCTTTTTATCTTTACCAGTTTTCTTTTCGGTGAGTTCAATATGACTTTTAATATTCCCCTTAGAATCTCTTATATCTCTTGTTCTAAGTTTTAGTATATCTGATATTCTTAATCCAGTGTTTACTCCAAAAAGAAACATAACGTAATCTCTTACATTTTTTTCTTTTAAGTAATCCTGGATATCATATACTATCTGAATATCTCTTATTGGTTCAACAGAATTCATTCCTGTCTCACCTGCCTTATTGCTCCTCGAACCTTTTTATATGATGAATGTTCCATACACTTGCGTAAATCACTTGTTTCATTTTCATTAACTACTCTTTGGCTGCCACAATGAGAACATGAAATATACTTTCCTTTTTTAATAGTGTCCTCAACTTCATCATTAATCAAAATATTTGTTTTCCCACATTTACCACAAATACGAGTTCTATATATTTCTTTCACATCCTCACCTTCTTTCTAAGCTAAAAAGATGAATTGTTAAAAAAACAACTCACCTTTTCTATAACCACTTTTAACTATTTTTCTATTTACTTGTTTTTCGTTATTCTCGTTTCTAAATATTCTTGGAGTATCAAATGTAGTCACTGGAGCTACATTTCTATCGATAATTAAATCTCCATCATTATTAGTTTTATAAATAGATCTATTCTTTCTTACAAATGTTGAATCACTCATATATTGCTTTGATTCATGTCTTGTAATTCTATCAATTTCCTTATTTCTAATTTTGATTGCAATATGTGAAATTTTAAACTGTTTAAAATTACGCTCTATACACTTTCTGACAGTCTCAGGTTTACATTTTAAAATATTAGATATTTGTGACGAACCATAGCCTTCTAGATATAATTCCTTTACCTTTTCTTTATCCAACATAGACACTACCTCCTAAAAATGACTATAGTTATTCCATACCAAAAACGTGACATTTCTTTTTATTGATTTTATGTTATCATAAAGTTTAAGACATTTGTCAGACATTTTCGGGACATTTTAAAGACGTTTTTAGGACATTTTATAAAAAATAAAGAGCGCTTATTGCACTCTATAAAATTATTTTTTTTGCCGCATTATTTAAAATTCTATTTATTTGCCTTTCTGTTCTATCAATTTCTCCTGCAACCTTTTTCTTGTCTTTTCCATCTATTAAAACTAATTTTACAACCTTATATTCTTTTTCAGGAAGTAAAGTTAATATATTATCAATTCTCTTATTTTCATTTTCTAATTCAATTATTTCTAGTCTCAACGATTCTATCCTCGAATCATTTTGTTTAATTCCGCTTAATATTAAACTTTCAATCTCTATTTTCTTATTGGCTATCTTACATTTTCTTTCTCTATATAACTCAAATTTATTTTTAATTTCTCCCATCCTTACCACCTATCCCTTATTTTATGATATAATTTAGATAGGTTGATTAGAGAACTAACGTTCCAAAGCCTACTTCTCTAATCTTATGTAAGGTGTTCGTGATGAACACCTTTTTATTTTTACTTTCTACATGAAATATTAGTATTACGCATTAAAAAAATCGCAAATTCAATTTATTTGAATAATGCGACTTTACAATTTATTATTTATTTTTGTTGATACAATAATATTAATAAAAGTTTGGTCAATACCTAACTAAAATAAATTATATATATCAAATGTTACACTAATTAGTAACCAACTTAGCATAATTGATTAATAAATTACTATACTTTTCACGACGTAATTTATTAGAGTTATTAATAAAATCAACTTCATTTATCCACTTTATTACAAATTTCCTTTGCTTGTCATTCATTTTTGAAATATCATTTTCTATAAATAATCCAATTAGATACGTAATAATATCTATTCTTTCTAGTTTTTTAATGCCAACTGTGCTATCAAGGAAGTTTAAAACATTATCTAATGCTTCTAATGTAACTTGGATCATCTTTTTAATATCTGACACCTCACATTTACCAATTGATTTTGGTTTTACATCTGATGGTATTGGACTAGAATTATTCGTTCTATTTTTTACTGTCACTTTATTAAAAGCGGGATTTAAAGCCGCTAATGGAATTGAAATTTCAGCAGATTTACGAGGAAAAAGGTCTCCAAATCCATAATTATATAATTTTTCTCCAAATGGAATTGCATATTCAGTATAAAAATCTACACCTTTTACTAATAAATCAGTCAAATATACCATTGATTCAGTAACTTGAGTACCAGCCAAATTTAATACTTCAAACCAACCCATTTGCTCAGCTTTTGACATATTTTTAGCAAAATTCACAACATAATAGTACTTTTCATGTTTTTTACGAATTGATGATAATACATCTTTTACATCATCCTTTTTCAATGAGTTTTTACTATTTACATATTCATAAAAAACTGACTGGTCTTTGTTATACAAAATGCCTACAGGAATCTGATAATTTGTAGGTTTAGTTTGAACATTCATATCAAACGTTATAAATTTGCATTTTCTTAAATCCAAAACTATATTTTGAAAATGACGGTGGTTAATATATGCTTTATAATTTGTAGATAAACGTTGTTGGCCATCTGCTACAGATAATTTTCCTACTAAATCATTTTTATTTACTATTTCTCGATTTAAAAAAGTAATTTGTTCAATAACTTGTTCGGGATCATCAATTAGATTTATAGATATAGGAGCAACTGGTGCTTTCCCACTTAGTTGGTAGTTAAAAAGCGCTGTAGCTTTTTCTTTTGTCCATCGAAGATAAGTTTGGAAAACTGGAAGAACAATTTTACCCTTTTCAATATCACTACAAAGTTCACGAATAGTTATCTCTTTTCTTTCTTTACTAGGATCAAAATCTGCTTGTTCCATAAGTTCCCGTAATTTAACATTATTTATCATACCAATCAATACCTTTCCTTTTTAGCTTTCTTATTAATATAATATCATAGCATATATTGAAAGGCAATAAAAAATCTAGCTGCTAACTAAAAAAACTAATAATTAATAATATTTTGCACTTTTTATAGTTAGCTTTTAAATTTAGCATATTCATTTTTTCATTGATTGATTAATTATTCGGAACTTATTTGCTATTGTATTTTATAAATATCGCACTATTCAATTTTCAAAGAACACTTTTCTATTTACTACGTCAAATCTACACATCGCGTAGGATTGTCCTACCCAAATACTATAATTCCTTTAGATGTTCTTATACATCCAGTTAACCATCCAAAAGAATCAGTTTCTCCTGGAAATACATTGAATCCGTTAGCTTTTAAATAAGCTATATTATCAAAGTTTGGTCTCCCCTCTTTGGTTATAAGAACTTCATCCGCTAAATTTACAGCTTCTTTAACTAATTCCTTTGGATCTCTATTAGTTAGATATTGTTTTGGTTTAATATAATCAACTTTTTCTATGGCTCTTAGAGCATTTAATAATCTTTCCATATTCAAAACCTCCACTCTACACATTCTGACTTATAATTCTTTATAAAACTTTTCACTAACTGACCTTCCAAGAATAAATTCTAATCCCTTCTTACTTAACCAAAAGTAAATATATTCATCCTTATTAGGGTTGTTAGTACCCTTTTCAGCTAATTCTTTTTCAACTAATTCATTCCAATCCTTATCAGTTTCCTGAGTAAAGAAATAATTTCTATATGGTTTTCTCTTTCTTCCTATTCCTACACAATGTTTCATTAGCTCTAATTGATAGGGCGTTACTTCTCTCAATAAACTTTTACTTTCTTCATTCTCCCTACTATACAATGCACAATATCCATTTTTACATCTATAAAAAGCAACTGGTTCTTCATCGTCCTTTACAGCTTGCCTCATGGCTTTACATCTTGAAGTAGAAAACCACTTATCTGAATAATTACCATAATCACTACTACTTAACATTGGTAAACCAGTAAGTTTACATGATGCAGCAGTATATAGATTGTATTGATTTTTAACTAGTAAATCATTTATATTCATTAATTTCTCTCCTTTCTTTATTGGTATTAGAAATATATCCTATTTCCTCAAACTCCCTATATAAAGCTTCTTTGCTGCTTGTACCTTCCTTTACTCTTTTTTGCGCATTTGGAACAATTATATCTGCTATATCCTTAATAACTCCCATATTTAAAATCTCCTAAAATCCAAATAATTTATTATCGTCAAAACAAAACTTCTCTCTTTTGATTTCATTTTTATTTACTAAAATGCTTGGTGAATTAACTGTATTAGCTATATTAATACTTATATACTCATTTCTGTGTTTATCGTAAGTAGATTGCTTAATTCCTAACTCATTTAGGTAAATTTCTACATCTTCTTCGTATAGAGCTTTAGGATTTGTCTGAAAAAAGTTAAATGTTTTTTCTTTCTTACTTAATCCCATTAACTTGCCTTCCTCCTAATTTCTGTAATATACCACTTATCAAATATTTCTTTTTCTTCTATGCAGTAGTATATCTGCCAATTATCTATTACTGCATTAAAGAATTTTAATCTATCTTTTTTTCCAACTTTCTCAATCTTATAACTTGCTCCAGTATTTTTACTTGTTATGATAATATTTTTATTATCTATAGCATTTTCCCAAGCTTCTAAAAATGTATATTCAAATGATCTATTTATTTCAATCATATATCACCTATTTTTATTAAGGGGATCTCTCCCCTTATATTTTTTTGCAGTAACCTTAACATTAGCAATTGTAATCCCTGCTACTAACACTCCTAGTCCTGCAAGTATTAACTTACTATCTCTTTTAAGTTTTTATAAAAAGCTGATTTTTTCTCTTCTGAAAATCCTTCAGTAAATTTTTCAAATATCTCTTTTAAATCCTTGTTAGGCTCTTCAAAATGAGCTTTAATAATCTTTTCTATGTTTTCATCCAATTTACTCATATAACACTCCTTATTTATCCCATCCTAGCAACTTCTTTTCTAGTGAATCATAATCATATTGTCTTGCCTCAAAGTTATTAAATCTTAGTGGCTTAACCACATTATCGTCTTTAGTTCTTGCTTTAGATTGTTCTCTGCCTTTTGTTTGCCAATTTTGCAATATTCCTAGAAGATAACCATAATTATTTATTTTCCCACGTTTTACGCATTCACTAGCTGCTTCCATCATCCAATTAGCTCCAAAGACTTTAATATCAGCATCTATAAATTCTTTTAATTTGGCACTACCAATAAAACCACATTTTTGAAAATGTGTATAAATATTAATCATTTCTTCTTCACCACCAACAACAAACGAATCATTGTTATTGGTTGTTGGATTAGGATATTGGTTATTGGATTTAGGATTATGGTTATTGGTTATTGGTTTATGGTTTTGTCCACTTATCGGTAACGTATCGTCAAATCTCCCTATTTGAGCCATTCCTTCTAAATTATAATTTCTCTCAGACTCGTCATACGTATCGCTAATAATTTCTTCTTGATTGGTACACGTATCGTTAGACGATACGTTAATTAATGCTGCTAAATATTCTTCTATTAGCTGTTTAATTGAAGTATTTTTTACATTAGTTGCAATTTCTTTTATAAGAGTTTTATCAATTACATTTCCTAAATCTTTTTTTATACAATCTATCATAGGTTTTCCACCCTTATTTAGATTGTATTTACCATAATTCTTAATGCATATTTCCTTAGTTTCTTCATTGTAAATCACCAACTTATGATTATTAATGAATCTACCCATAAGACTATTTATAGATTCTATGCTATACCCTAAATCAAAAGCCATTTGCTTCTTAACGATTCTATAAATTCCAATCATATTAGTACATGGATTCGTTAATAAATACAAATAAAAATATTTATCTTCTGGTGTCATATCCTCCATTACTTTAGGATCATTCCAAAACTCTGTATAAACCATTCTAAATGCCATATAATACACTCCTTAATAAATTTCTATTTCTTTGTTAGTAAAATTCTGTGATACTCATTAAACTATTTAAATTCGATAATATTCCATATATATTAAATTATCCTATAATGCCACTTAAATATCTTTTAATGCAAAATATAACAATATAAAACTAAAAAATTATTATATATGCCTTAAAAGACATATATATTTTAATTTAATTCAATTTTCTTTTGAAACCACACAAAAATATCATCTGCTATTTTATATGCATATTTAGGTGTCAATGGATTAGTATTGTAGACTTCTATTTCATCTACTTTCTCAAAATATTTGATTCTAACATTTAAATTTCCTTTACCTGAATTACCTTCAAATCCTTTTAATCTTGCTTCCATAGTTGAATTAATAAATTGGGGATTGTCTATATAAAATACCCCTGTAATAATATCGCTTGATATTATTAACCTTGGATTAGTAAATTCTTCAAAAACTTCTTTTAATTTAGCTATATTATCTTGAGCTTCATTGATTTTTTCATCTTTTTTAGCTTTAGTTAAATACTTCTCAGACAAAGATTCTCTATGTTCTTCTTTATCATTTATTTTTTTATCTGAATACATTTCTTCTAAAAGCCTTTTATCTCGATAGCTTTCAACTGGCTGCTTAATTCCATTAATCAGAGTTTCAACTTCTTCTTTATGATCCTTAGAGTTTAGATCCTTAATTTCTTCATGAACTATATGCTGCTCTTCATCTGATAAGCTACTTAAAGTATGTGCCTGAGTTAATGTTATCTCTTCCTTATCAAGCTTTTCTTTAAGTAGCTCAATTAAATCTTTATCTACCTTTTGGTATCTTCCAACTTGTACACCTGAAAGCTTCATATCCTTTCCTATTAAGTCTCTAACCTTCCCTTTAGGTAATTGCTCTCCATTAGTTTTCTTTTGCTCATAGATAGCCTTAAGCCTTCTTATACCTTCCATCTTTTCACTCGGTAATAATTCTCTCTGTTCAACATTTGCTTGTATAAGCATTATCTCTGCATCAAAATCACTAAGTTCTTTGACCTGGCATGGAACTTTTTCATAATTAAGACTTTTTAATGCTCTATGTCGTCTTTCCCCTGAAATAATCTCATACTTACCATCATCAAGCTTTCTAACAACTAAATTATGCATAAGGCCATTTTCTTTAATAGACTCTGCAAGCTCTTCGATTTCTCTAATGCCATAAAAGTTGTTCTGTGAAGGAACTAGATTATTTATATCTAGCTCCTGTGTAAAACCTTTATTCTCTACTCCATTTATTCTATCTGCTATCCCCTTTAAATAAGACATTGCTGCATTTCCTCCACAAAACTTTTATAGTCCTTAGATGCATTTGCTCTTGCATTAAAATAAATCACTGGAGTAGTATTGAAAGTACTTTTAATTACTTCTACATTGTCTCTTATGCTTTGCTTAAATAGCATGTCTCCCAGTTCATCCTTAAGCTCTTGTTTAATTGTTCTGTTAATTGTTGTAGCTCTATCCATTGTTACCAAAATGCCTAACGTTTTTAACTTATTATTAAATTCTTCTCTTACTTCTTGAATGCTACCCATTAGATATTCAAAACCATCTAGTGCAAATTTATCTATTTTCAAAGGAACAATAACATAATCACTAGCAGCTAATGCATTAATAGATAGCATTCCTAAACTAGGCGGACAATCTATTAAGATATAATTAAAGGTATCTTCTCTCTTTCCACTAATCCATTTCTTAAGCCTTGTCTCTCTTGCTTTCTTAGTATCTGCAAGTATTTCGGCTTCACTCATAATAAGATTTATGTTCGCAGGAACAATCCAAAGATTTTTATATACAGTTCCTTGTATTGGCACATCTTCACCAGCAAGTAATTCATATGTACCTTTAGTGTTAGGGTTGTACATATTTAAGTACTTTGTAGCATTACTTTGTGGATCTAAATCTATTAGCAATACCTTATGACCTTGTTTCCCTAACTCTGCTGCAACATTTACACATGAAGTTGTTTTTGCAACTCCACCTTTTATATTTAAAAAACTTATAATTTTCATGTCTTTACATCTCCTTCTAAATATCTTATAATGGAGATACGGTATTCGTAGTACCATATCTCAAGCATTTAATTGAAATTATTGAACCTTTGCATAAGGTTCTTTTTTCATTTCCAGCAATGTTCTTGCAAGCTTATCTTTTAAGTCTTTAGCTTTGCAGACTATAGAAAAATTACTCATTACATTTCCCTCCCATCAATTTGATAATAGTTGAAGTATTCATCTAAATATTTGTCATCATCTTTTCCAAATACATCTTTAATACCTTTAAAAATAGAATTTAAGGCTTCATATCGTATTAATGATTCTTTTAGCATCTGCTTTGCTTTTGGTAATGTAACCTTTGTTGGTAGATTATCTCGTATGGATCTATGACAACGAAAAAAATCTATTTCATAAGTGGTTTCATTAAGTTCAAAGAAACTTTCTTTCTTCCAATCATTTAAAATATTAATTACTTCTTGGATTGCTCTAATCTCATTAATCAAATCATTATAGCTATCTATAAATTCCAATATAAGTTCATAGCCATGATTTTCATTAAATTTCCTTATCAAATCATAATCTTTATATTTCCCCTCATTCTTAGAGCAAAATTTTTTAAATTCCTGCATTATCTGTCCTCCTTGCATAAACTACAATTTTTATAACTTCCACAACAAAACTTAAGTAAATGCACTTTCCTGCTCTTTTTATCCACAATCTTATTTCGAATATTATAGCTATTGTGTATAAACTTTGGACATCTTATCTTGCACATATAAACTTATGTCTCCTTTCTTAATTTCAAGGCATTTAAGCCTATTTATCATTTAGTGACTGCACTCTTATCAGCAGTTAAAATCGCTAATGCATTATTCAAAACTTTAAGTCTTAATTCCTTGGGACACATTCTCATTGCTGCTTCAACTTGCAGTTCAGCTAATAGATCACTAAATCCCTTTCTATCTTCCAAGTCTAATATAGTTACTTTTATTTCATCACCCTTCATTTCTACTCCCCCATAAATATCAATCATTCCATAGTATGATTGAGTATTTTCATTTGTTACTTTGCAAATTTCAAAGCCATGATAGCTTCAACTACATCATCCAATTCTTTTACTATTTGATTCCACTGAGGTCTTTCATATTCATCTATAACCCCATCACAAGTAATTTCTATCATTACATCCCTAAGCTTAATGAAATCAGATACCTCTTTTTGAAGTCTTAATATGGCAACTGGTAATTCTTTTATTTCAATTTCAGGTAAATATTTTTGCCCCACTTCAGCACTTGTTTTTAAATGTTGATAAGCTAAATACTGAGTGTCATAAATTTCAATCATTTTAATAACCACCTTATCAGGTGGAGTTCTCTTTCCTCCTTCATAGGCTCTTAGGCTATCTACAGATATGTCCATGCACTCTGATGCTTTTTCTTGGGTCAAGCCTGTACTTTCTCTCGCTATTTGGTAAATATTTCTGTATTCCTGCACTATTCATTTCACTCCTATTCTTGTATTAAGATATAATAAACAAAGTTTTAGTTTCTAGAACTTAAATATTAAAAAAAAGAGCTAATATTTCTTCTTGATTTAGTTCTAATATTTCACTTATTTTATTAGCTAAATCTATATGCACTTTTGTTTTACCGCACTCTATTAAACAGTAACTAGCTTTATTCTTATATCCCAGCATTTTAGCCATTTGTTCTTGAGAATATTTTTTGCGTTCTCTAAACTCTATAAGCAACTTAGTATTCATAAAATTCTCCTATTCAAATTATTCCAAGTTTGATTTTCTCAAACCTTATACAGTAATTATAGTTTTAGTTTTTCAAACTGTCAATAGCATTTCGAATTAAAGTTTAATTTTCTCAAACTTTATTTTATGATTTTTATATTATGTTAAAATATAATTAGTTTAAATAATTTAAACATTAAAGGAAGGTAAGCTATGGAATCAAATATATTAGGTAATAGATTAAAAACCTTACGATTAGAAGCTAATTTAACACAAGAAGAGTTCGGTAAACCATATTCTTTAAAAAAGTCTACCGTATCACAATATGAGTCTGGAAGCAGTAGACCTGATGATGAATTAAAGAAAAGGATTGCTCTTGATTACAATGTTTCATTGGACTGGCTTATGGGGCTTACTGATACAAAAAACTATGAATCTAAAGAAACTACTATAGCTCTTCATAGTGATACTGATTATAAGGATCTTCCACCTGAAGCAAAAGAAGAAATTTATAATTTTATAGATTATATAAAAAATAAATATAAAGATAAAAAATAAGGTGTTCTTTATGAACACTTATATTTTTAATTTTTTCATAAAATTTTTTGTGTACTGGAGTAACTTAAATGAAGGACTTATTAGATTTATTAAAGAATGGAGATTATACAACTTTTTTTATTTTTGTATTAATATTTATTTTTATCTGGTTATTTAAGGATATGAAGAAAACATTGCTAGAAACCAAGAAATCTGATTTAAATTTTATAGATCAATCAATCGAGTCTCACGCTCTATCATTAAAAGCAGTTTATTTCTTCTTGAATAATTCTAAAAGCGAGAATGATTTATTAACAACTCTATATTCATCATATAAATATTTTGACAAGCACATTTTAGAGATTGTAGATAAATTCTCCGCCTCAAGTTGTATTATTTCCCAAGAAGAAAAATCGAAATTACTTATAACTTTATCTAAAGAATTAAAGGGGAAAATAACTATATTAAAAGAAAAACAATTATATCAAACAGTAGATAAAGATTATAAATTATCCATATTCTATTTTTGGGATACTGCTAGTAAAAATAATTTTGATATATATTATAATGCTTTCCTATATTCATTAATTATTTTAGTTATATCCGTTACTTCTTTAGAATTAATCATGCATCTTTATACTTTAGAACCAAAAACCTCTGTGCCATTAATTGTACTCATAATCGGATATTTATTTTGGTTGTTTTTACTCCCAATTTCAATTAACGTACTTCTAAAAAAAGATTTTAAAAAAATATGCCTACTTATCTTATTTTCTATTTCCCCCTTTGTATTAACATATTTTATTCACATTTTTGAAAATTACATTTTTAAAATAGTTATTCTTACAATTTTTATCATTTCTATTTCTATAAACTTTTACGTAGACATTAAATATTTAAAATTACTTCGTAACAAATAAAGGTGTTTTTTATTAACACCTTTATTTGTTATTACAATCACAGTTACTAATGTAGAACAAGGTGTTCATCACGAACACCTTGTTTGCCGCTATTGCCGAACATACATTCTCGTGTTATAATAATCCCATAATTTACATGGTGGTGATTGACAAATGAAAAATTTAAATACAATTTTTGAGATAATTGACAACGAGCAAATTCTTCTTGAAGAAACAGTCTTTAAACATAGTCGCTCGGAGGGATTATATTTTAATATTCCTGGAATTCCACCAACGATAGGAGTGGACAAATCTATAGTTACTTGTAACTATAAATATATATCAATTTTAGCTGAGGAACTCGGACATCATTTCACAACATTAGGCGATTTAATTGAAGATTGCCAAACCTACGATGAGGAACTTTTAAAAAATAAAAAAGAACAAATAGCTAAACTGTGGGCTGCTGATTTTTTAATAAGTGATGAAGAATTTGTACAAGCTCTTCATAATTGTATCTCTACTATACCTGACATGGCTGAATACTTTACTGTTACAGAAGAAATTATAAAATATAAAATTTTATCTATAACATTAAATGAGTTTAAATATAATAATATCAGAAATAATTTCAGAACTAGAGAAATACCCTATCATACTTGTGCAATATAGTACTCTTCCTACATTTTTTAGTTATTTATATGTAGTCATACTCAATTAACTTACGCTATGTATAAAACTACAATCAATATATAAACAATTTGGAGGTATATTATGAAGGCTGCTATTTATTCCAGAAAATCTAAATTTACTGGTAAAGGTGAAAGTGTAGAAAATCAAATAGAGTTATGTAAAAAATATGCTAGCGATAATGGATACAATGAAATACTTATATATGAGGATGAAGGTTTCTCAGGCGGTAATGTAAATAGACCTGAATTTAAATCTATGATGAAAGATGCCAAGTTAAAGAAATTTGATGCAATTATTTGTTATAGACTTGATAGAATTAGCAGAAATGTTTCCGACTTTTCTACACTTATTGATGAATTAAAGCTTCTCGGAATAGATTTTATATCTATTCGTGAGCAATTTGATACAACTAGTCCAATGGGAACAGCTATGATGTTTATTAGTAGTGTATTTGCCCAATTAGAACGTGAAACTATAGCTGAACGTATAAAGGACAATATGTATGAACTTGCTAAAACTGGTCGTTGGCTTGGTGGTACTCCCCCCTTTGGATTTTCATCCGAACCTGAATATTATCTAGATAATAATTCCAAACAAAAAAAGATGATGAAATTATCACCTATTGAGGAAGAAATAAATGTAGTCAAGTTATTTTTTGAGCAATACTTGGTCCTTGGAAGCCTTGGAAAATTGCAAAAGTACCTTATAAAAAATAATATTAATACCAAAAGAAATGCTGCCTGGGATATTAAAGCTCTACAGCTCTTACTTAGAAATCCAGTTTATGTGAAATCATCCGATTTGGTTGTAAGTTATCTCTCTACTAAAGGCGCAACTGTATTTGGTAATCCTAATAGTAATGGAATATTATCCTATAATAAAAAAGATTCTAAAGATAAATATAGAGATATAAGTGAATGGATCTTATCGGTTTCAATGCATGAAGGAATAATTGAAGACACATTATGGTTAAAAACTCAAAAACTTTTAGATAGAAATAAAGATTTAGCTCCTAGATTAGTAAGTGGGAGTTCTTCAGGGTTATTTAATTCTGTACTCTATTGTTCAAAATGTGGGGGACGTATGATACAGAAACAAGGTCATAAATCAAAAAAAACTGGTGATCTTCTTAGATATTATGTTTGCGTAAATAAAATGAATTCAGGCGGAGATATATGCAAGAGTAAAAATATAAGAGTTGATAAATTAGAGAATGATGTTATGAATGCACTCTTTCAAGAAACGTCTGATAAGGGTTCCTTAATCAAAGCTATCGAAAATTATAAAAAGAGCTTAGAATCTGAAATGATAGATAAATTTGATATAAAAAATTATGAAAAACAAATATCACAAAAAGAAATTCAAATAAAAAATTTATTAGATAAGATTTCATTAAATCCTAACCTGTATGATTTATTTGAGAAAAGAATTGAAGAGTTAAGTGAAGAAATTAAATCTCTAAAATTTAAGAAATTTGAATTAGAGAATATAAATAATAATTTCAAGTTAGCAACAAAAGAAATTAATGCATCCACATCTATGTTGTTAAATTTTAAAAAATTATGGATAGGTGCTGATAGCTCTATGAGAAAGCTCCTAATTAATTCACTAGTGGACTACATTCAATATAACCCTGATACTAAAGAAGCCAAAATAAAGTTATTTTGCGCTAAAAAAAAAGGCGCTATTTAA